CCTCTTCAGTTTTAAAAAATTTAAAGAGTGATGTGTTTGGAAACTCTTTAATGTAATAATTCAGTTTAATCATCACGCTACCATCCCGTATTCTTTACGAAGTATTTCTTTATAAGGTAAACCTTGTTCTTTAAGTTCTTTAACTAATTTAAGTTTTTGATAAAGTGCTGAATCTCCTCCCAGAGACATGGCGCGAATAATAGTATTCAGTTCGTTGTCATTAATAGGCAAATCCATTAAGCAAAAAATAATTCAAGGTTTACAGTTTTTTCCACATTCCATCCAATTGAATCAAGAATAGATTTTAGTGGATCTACAAAACTTTTTTCAAATTGTAAGTCATAATCAATGTATTTGTCAAGATCAAGTTCCTTGGGAAAATCTTGAATAAACGAGATAATATTTTCTTGTATTGTATTTGGTTTTTTTAAATATACAAATTTAATTTTTTCTCCGTTTGCAATAAGAGAATATTTTTTAGTCAATTTTTTTTGTTTAACATAATGGTTAAACAAAAGTGCTCCTCGAATATGAATTGGAGTTCCCTTTACATAAATGCTTGAAGGGGACTGGTATTTGCGAACATCGGAAGCAGTACGGGGGAATGCAATCTGTTCTGGTGGAAGAGATTTGAATTCAGATCTACATTTATCAATGAAGTTAATTACATCCTCTTCAGTTCCACTCATCATAAGTTTTAAACCATCTTTAATCATCTTGCGACAAGGTGCAGGAGTAGAAGACTTAACCGCCTCAATGCCCATCATCTTGAGTTTAGGTTCTTCATAACGAACACCCTCACTATCCCAGACATTCAGAATGTATCTCTTCTTCGCAGTCCAGATTCCACGCTCAGCAATGTTCTCACGCTTCATCTGCATCTTCTGGTCATAAGCATTCACATACTGAGCCAGTTCTTCGTAGCAACCTTCAATATACTTTTCAAGTTCCACTTTACAGACCTTATCAAGGAACGTAACAACGCCTTCAGTAGTTTTCTCTCTTCCCTTGTATACAGTTTCAACCATAGGACCCATATTAAGATAAATGGAGTCAGTATCCGCAGCAATAACATAATCAACATCATCGGTTTTCAAAAGTTTATTAAGATATGCATTCATCTTATTCTCAATCCAACGGATAGATACCTGACCAGACAAGGTGATTGCCTCTGCATTTGCTAGTTTGTAATAACGGAAATACTGATTGCCGATAGCACCATAAGCAGAGTTAAGTTGAATCTTCCTCGCCATTTGGATGTTGTTACATCTTGCAATTTCCTTTTCCAACTCTTTAGTCTTTTTCTTTTCATACTCCTGCTTTGCCTCAAGCATCTTCTTTTTATAGATGGTACGATCCTTATAAATCTTTTCCATCAACTCTGGCAAGAATCCACGAACATCCTTGCGAAACATTGCACCGTTAGCACAAACTGCTTTATCCTTATACAATTCAAATGTAATTTCTTGATTTAAAATCTTGTCAACAGTTACATTTGGATGCTTCTCTTCCAGAAGAGTTTCTGGTGAGATATTATATTGCATAATAAGATGAGGATAGAGTGAGTTAAGGTCAAAAGACACAACCCAATCATACTTACCAGGGACTGGTTCTTTTACATAAGCGCCAGCATACTTTGAATCCTTATCTGAACGTTCTTTTGGAGGAATAACAATATTTCTCTCCTTCAAATAATTAAAGATAATCGTATCCCACATCCTAACCTGATAGAATACATCCTCATAGTTTACTTTGGCGTCATATGCCATAGTAAGTGCAAGTTCAATCAATTTCATCTTGTCTTCCAAACGGTCAACAAGTTCTACGTCGATGATGTTGTATTCTACAAACTTCTGCCAACCTTTAGTATAAAAGTCCTTGAACGTATCAAACTCAGAGTGGTCCAGTTTTTTCTGACCAAGTTCAACATTTGCAATGTGGTCCAAACGATAGGATTCTTGATTGGTGTATGTGAATTTTTTATACAAATCAAGATAATCTAATTGAGAAATTCCACCAATGTCATAAGATATTTGCTTTCTTCCAGTAACAAAAATCTCTTGTTCTGTTACTAGTCCCCAAGGAGACAATCTCTTCATCAACTTTTCACCAAGAACTCTATCTAATCGGCGGACAATATATGGAATATCATACAATTTACTATTCCATCCAGTAATAACTTCTGGAGTATTTTCCATCCACCAATTAATAAAATCATTTAAAAGGTCATACTCATTATTAAATCTTTTATAGTAAAGATTGCCTTTATTTAATTTAAATGGTCCTTGACCCCAAGTAATAATTTCTTTTGTTGTATAATCTTGAATTGTAATAAGTAAAACTTCTTCTGCTGCGTTTTCTACGTCTGGAAATCCATTTTCAGACGCAACCTCAATGTCAATTGTAAATAGTTTAATCTTACTAATATCAAATTTTATTTCAGATTGTGGGTATTTGTCCGATATGTATTGGTAAATATATCTTTCATTTCCGTAAACCTTAAATCCGTCTACACCTTCATATTTTTTTATAAATTCTCTACATTCTTTTACAAATCCAGGTTTAATAGATTCTACATATTCCCCAGATAAAGTTTTATAATTCGTTTTTTTATTTGAAGTAACAAAAAGGGTCGGAGTAAATTTCTCACGAGTCATGAAGTGTTTTCCATCTTCATATCCTCTTACGAGAAATTGATCCCCGACCATTTGGACGTTGGTATAAAACCTCATTACTTAGTCAAGTCATCATACAGTTCCTTGATTCTAGCAGTGGGTTCGGCAATAGTCAAGATTTTATCAGAATGAATCATGAATTCATTCTGAATGGTCATTTCTCCTAACCATGGTTGCAGCGTACCATCAGAAATAATATTAAATGGTTGAACTAATTTACAATCAGGTTCTCCAATATCAGCAGATTCTGCTTCTTCAATTTGAGAAATCAGAGTTCCACCAGAAGTAAAAATAATTACCTTTGAATTTTTTGACATATCAGCAATCCTCACATGAATCGGTTAAAACAATAGATTGTTCTTGAGTTTCTTCAGTTTCTCTAAGAATATCTACAACATACATTTTGTGTAGTTCGTCTACTGGATCAATAAACGTAACAATCCAGTCAAGAGGAACTGGAAATCTAATTCCTTTGCCCAATGGAATCCATGGACTCAATTTAATATCAAGTGATGCACTACCAGTTGATTTATTAACTTTTGGATCTGTAGTTTTTACTAAACAAGGTTTAATGAAAAAGTATCCAACTACTTTATCTTCAAGAAGCATTTCCTCAACTTTGGTAACAATCTGTTCTCCTGTTTTTACAACAGCTAATTTAATTGCCATAATTTTGATAAAACTTTATTTAAATACTAGCACAAAAAAGAAAATGGGGCAAGAGCTGATATTTGCCAGCTCTCGCCCTTGCGCCGACGATATTCAGTATTATTTATTCATCTCCGCCGCCACCATCACCACCATCACCCCCAGCACTTGATGCAGATCTTTTTGGAACTGCTCTGCCAGCACCAATGTTTGTCACTCTATTTTTACTATAAACTTTATGGGGTTTTGCCATTTTAAAACCTATGGTTTTAATTTCAGTAATAAATTGGCGGAATGTTTTCATTGTTTTTATTTTATTTAGAGATAATCTCTACGAGCATGATGATCTGGAACTACTTTACCAAGAACAATAGTCAACAATCCATTATCAAAGGCAACCTCTCGTACTTCAGTGTCATCAGCGATTGTCCACGCTCTTTTGAAAGATCGTTGAGCCAATCCCTTATGGAGGTAATGGGTATCAGTCTCTCTGTCCTCCTTTTGCCCTTCGACAAAAAGTTTTCCATACTCCGTGTATACATGAACTTCCTCCTTTTTAAATCCAGCAAGTGCAAGTTCTAGGCGTGATTCCACATTGCTTACCTGAACAAGATTGTATGGTGGATAATTAGATGTAGTTTCATGAAGATTAAATAGACGATCAAAATATTCATCCATTCCAATGCTATTGCGGGTAATCCTGTCCATCAAGGCAGGCAAATCCGCAGATGTAAACCGTGAGGTTACAAGGTTAGTCATTATGGTAGCTCCTTTAAAAGCGAGTTTGTATTTTGTGGACCCTTTCGGCACCCATTACTAATTATACAAGATTACAAAAAAAGAGGGGTAGTAAACCCCTCACTTTTTTATACGGTTTCTATTACTCATCGTCAGATGGTTTCTTCTTAGACCCAATATTATATTTTTGTTCTAGAATCCAGTCTCCTTTATCTTTATAAGAGAGAACTTTAATTTGATTAAGTGGTGCAATGTCACTAATAGAGTCTCCATTCACAACACTAATCAGACCCCAATCCGAAAGAAGTCTTGCAATTCTATTCCTTCTTTGAATATCATTGACAGTAAGATTTGCGTGTTTGCCATCTAAAGCAAACAATTCTTTAAAGTGGGTAATATAATATCTACCTTGCTTATGTAGAATATGGCAAGATTGATAGAGTTTTTTCTCCTTGCGCGATGCAACTCCGATGCGAGTTAAAGTTTCACGAACTTTAAGGAAGTCGTCAGGTTCATTAAGAATAACTTCCACCATCATATTGGGTGTCCAATTAACCTGAGGTTCAATAGTATTATTAGTCATTTGTTCTTTCCACCAGTATCAAGTCTTTGTTTAATAAAATCGAGTTGTTCTCTAGATAAAATTTTCAGTGCTTGCATTGCTTTATCATTACTATAACTATAGTATTGTTTTACAATATCAAGGTCGTTAACTTTATCTTTTCGGAGCCAAGGAGAGAATCTCTTCTTTTTCCTCAAACTATTTAGATAAAAAGAATATTGCAGTTCCTTGTCTAGAAAATGACTTTTATTCATTTCATTTGCAAAAAAAATTGCGTCAATATGAGATGATAGACACCTATTAATAATATAAGGTGGATAACTTTTAATTAAAGTTGGATCATCAGATACTAGATTATCTTTTGTGTGATTAATTGAATTTAACCAATCTTTTAATTCCATTAATTTACTTCATTATTGTTTTCAGCATTATAGAAATTTCCATACTTAAAATCATTAAAAGTATTTGTGGGTAATGGTTCTAAGTGTTGCATACTATCAATTGCAACATCTCCAGCTATACTAATTCGATATTCGTCACTAGTATGATATGGATAAACAATATGATTGAATTCTCCAGGGAATAAAATCATAGTTCCTTCATAATTCTTACCCAATCTATAGGGTTTTTTTTGAATTCTTCCAACAGAATCAAGATAACAAATAGTCATATTTCCAGATTCTGGATATAATTCTGCAAGTTCTTCAGTTTGCTCATCCTGATATTCAAAAGGTATCTTCATCCAAATAATAAAGCTCCAAATAGATTGGTGATTATGTATTGGTTGATATTCTCCTGCTCTTGAAATTCTGGTCCAAAAGCGATTAAGGCAAGGAATTGGATAATGAGTTGTTTTACAACTCATTGGATATCCCCAACGACTAATATAAGAATTAACTGCTGGAATTAAAACTTCAGACTCAAAAAGTTTAGTTGTATCATACAAAGCCCATTGTTGATAAGGTCCCCTTTCAACAACGTTATTATCTTTATCAAGTATCCACCCATCATTAACAGTAGACTTTTTGATATAAGACCAAAGTAAATCAATATGATATTTGTATAATTGAAACTCAAGTATACCTGGATTAATATGTGGTGTGAATTTATATTCGTAGGTAAGCAAGATAATTCTCCTATCAAAAAACAGCAGTTACTCCAACAACTTTTGCGCCAGGATTACGAGCGAGAGCAACTTGTCGGGCATCTTGATAATCCTTTGCAATCACTTCTTCCTTAAATACAGTTCCTGCCTTATACAATGTTACTTGACATTTCATAATTAAAAAGCAATAGTTCTTTACGTTGTTTTTGCTCACGCATATATTCACCAACAGAACGCATTGTATAAGTCAAATCAAACTCAGCAGCGTTCCAGTCCTTAAATCGGTCTTTTACAAGTTGATCGGAGTTATAACTGATTAACTGATCCATATCGTTAGTATCGCAATCAGCAGCAAACTTATCGTGATCAAATCCTTTGTGCATTGATCCCTTACGCCCATAGAGGTTGTCCTTAATATCGTAAGGAGGATCGAGATACATAAAAGCACTCTTGTTTCCATCCATCAGATAGTCGTAGGAATAATTAGTTATACGCCAATTTTTAATTAAAGCAGAATACGCAGGCAGTTTTTCGATCCCGCGCATAGAGAAGTTGGAGTTCGATGCTTGTTCTGAAAATGATGAACTCTCTGTGAGACCACTGAAGCTACACTTATTAACAACATAAAAAGCCACAGCACGATCAAAACTGGGCATATTTTTGTCATTTACATGCTCCTTTGACTTTAGGAAAAGTTCTTTAGCAAGTTCAGGAGTATTATACGCTAATTTACAATCAACTAACTCATTTTTTAAATCATTACCAAACATCTGAAGT